AATTAAACTAACAAAAATATGGCAACTGCTGGCAAATTTAATGGCACCCTTTTAAACGTTTACCTAGACAACGTTATGATTGGATGCGCAACCTCTTCAGAATTATCCGTAAACGTTGACCTTGCGGATGCAACTTGCAAAGACGATGGCGGATGGGCCGACCATATCGCTGGATTGCGTGATTGGTCCGTTTCAACTGACGGATTGGTTGCATTTGACGACACAAACAACGTAGGCGATATTTACACGCTTTTAAGCGGTCGTACTGTTGTTGCGTTGAAGTTTACCACCAACATTACTGGAGACCTTGTATTTTACGGAAACGCTAGCGTTGCATCAATCAGCGTATCAGCTGAAATGGAAGCCGCGGTTACTTATTCCGTAGAATTTACAGGCAAAGGACCTTTACTAAAAGCAACCGTAGTACCAGCATCTACTTAATTAGTATTATATTTCGCCTATGAATCACACAGGCAGAACAATAATCACAATTAATGGCGGCACCTATCCTGTTAAATTTGGGATGGGTGCCTTGTTGCATTTTAGCGAGGGCCTTGGCTACGATGTCCAAGAAACAATCGAGGCGTTGACCAAGCCAGGCGTTGGACAAATAAAGGCAATTGCTAAGTTTATTTACGCGGCTTTGTATGTCGATGCGCTTTACAAGGATCAAGAATTTACTTTAGAATTTGCGGATGTTATTGACTGGGTCGACTCTAACCAAACCGAAGAAATTACCAAGGTTATGGTTGTAATTATGCAAGGAATAAGTACAATTACAAATGTCGATTATCCATCGTCCGAGGTTGGCGAATCAAAAAAAAAATAACTTTTAAGGACATTTTGCATTATGCAATTGGAGAGTTGGGCATTGCGCCTAACTCTTTTTATTTTATGTCTTTTGCCGAGTATCAATCCATTGCATACGGATACCAAATGAGGCAAAGCAAAGAAGAGAATTTATTTAGAACGCTTTGGGTCCAATTAAACAACGTTAACGTTACAAAAAAGGGCGATTTAATAAAAAAGCCTGAAAAGTATTGGCGCATTCCTTTAATTGATGCTAAACCAATTAAGATTCCAACCGCTGAAGAAAAAGCAAAAGCCTATGAAATTGGACTTATATGGCAAAACCTTAAATTTGAAGAAGAAGCCAATTTTGACACGATAACAAACAAAATACAATGAGCGCAAAATTAAACGTTGACATTGTCGCGCAGTTAAAAGATTTTAACAAAGCAATGACCGAGTTAAAATCGGAAGTTGACGGAATAAGCAAAAGCGTTACAAAATCAAACGACCAATCCATTGCCTCGACAAAAAAAATGTCGGGCGCTTTTTCGGACGTTGGTAAAACTTTGGCCAGCGTTTTTGCAGTTGACCAACTTATTTCTTTTGGCAAATCTATTTTAGCCACTACCGTTGAATTTCAAAAAATGGAGGCGGTTTTAACTACCTCTTTAGGTAGTAACTCGGCCGCCAAGGCTGCAATGGATCAAATTGTAAATTTTGCGTCCTCAACACCTTTTCAAGTAAACGAATTAACCGACTCATTTGTAAAATTAGCCAACCGCGGTTTTATCCCTACAATGGACCAAATGCGCCAAATGGGAGACGTTGCAAGCTCAGTTGGCAAATCATTCGACCAATTAACAGAGGCAATACTTGACGCGCAAACAGGCGAATTTGAACGATTAAAAGAGTTCGGAGTAAAGGCATCCGCCCAGGGCGACGTAGTACAATTTACTTTTAAAGGTATAACAACCGAAGTTGCAAAGTCCGATAAGGCAATCCAAGAATATATATTAAGCCTTGGAAATCTTCAGGGTGTCGCTGGATCAATGGAAGCAATTTCCAAGACTACTGGCGGCATGATTTCTAATCTTGAGGATAATATTACCCAGCTATTTAAAAACATTGGCGATTCCTCTAGCGGCTTTATTAACTGGTTTGTAAAGGACCTTAACAACGTGATTTCGTCCCTTAGAAATATGGGCGAAATTGTTGAGTTAATGAATCCGTTTAAAACAATTGCCGAATCTAGCGACGAGGCAAGGACATACCTTTTAAAAGTTAACGATTCTACCGACGATTTAACAAGAACGGTAAAGGATGCCGCAAGCGAGTTTGACAATTTAAGCTTGTCTACTTTAATAACTGGCGAATCACAAACAAAGTTTTTAAATGAAATGATTCGTTTGGGTCATACGCTTGAGGATTCAAAAGCTCTTTACAAAAGCTATGTAAATATTAGAAGAGAGCAAACTGCATCAGAGCAATTACTAGCAACCGCAACGGCTACGGTAACGCAAGAAACTAAAACCAACACGGCGGAAGTAGAAAAGCAAGCGGCCGCAAGACAAAAGGCCCACGAGCAAAGAATTAAGCAGCTACGAAAAGAATCCGAGGAGTTTTTAAAGAATCAAAACGCGACACTTGGAAAAGTTGGCACAAGGGATGCATTTGGCGGACAACCAACCGACCAAACGAAACAAATGAGTCCCGAGCGTTTAACAATGATTGAAAACGCATCTGCAAGCATTTTGGCAATGAATAAACAAATTGCTTTAACAATGCCAGGCATCATTATACCCGAGGATGCAATTATACGGTTAGACGCTTACAATTTGTCTCAAGAAAAATTAGCTGATCAAACCGCTTTAGTTGCTCAAAATATGGGCGCCGCCTTGTTTGTTGGGGATATGTTTGGAACAGTATTGTCGGGATTGGCCGAGACTGGAAAAATAAGTTTCCAAGGTATTTTTGATGCTTTAAAACAAATGGTCATAAAATTTGCCGTCGCAATTGCGTCAGCCGTTGCGTTAAACATTTTAACAGGGGGCGCGGTCATGTCAGCTGGCAAAGCGGCTGGTGGAAAAGGTTTTGGTGCTTTGTTGAAAGGCGGTAAATCAATGGGCATTGGTGGCCTTAGTCCTTTTGCAGCTGGCGGAATTGTAAGCGGTCCAACCGCGGCGTTAGTCGGCGAGTATCCTGGCGCAAGAAATAATCCCGAGGTTATCGCACCTTTGAGCAAATTGCAAAATATGATGGGTGGAAACGTTACCTTTACAATTAGCGGCGACTCTTTAGTTGGCACGCTAAACAGGGCAAATAAAACAAGAGCTAGAAAATTTTAAACAATGGCATACGGTCTAAAATATACGATCCCATTTAAGGACGTCGACAACTATTCAAACCTAGTTGAAATTTACCAGGACGGTTTTGTTGGCAGCTCAACGGAATTAATTGCAACCGAACAACCAGCGACCCACAAATACGAGCGCGAGGATAACGAGGACATTACAGACCCAATAATGTCTAGCACGTTTACGATTTCTTTTTACTCAACGGATACAACCGACTTTAGAAATTTCTTTAGTTATTCCGACCGCGAGTTTTTAGTTGTGCATAAATTCGAGGGAAACATTGTTTTTAAAGGCTACTTATTGAACGACATAACTGGCGAACCATTTCAAGACCCTCCTTATCCTGTTATCTTAACGGCAACGGACGGATTGGCTCAATTAAAAGAAATTGATTTAACTGGTGCCTCATTAGAATTTTCCCTTGCATTTAATATTTTAATTAATTTGAATGAATTAGGTTTAGAATTAAATCTTGAGGTTTGTAATGATTTATATGAGGGCCTTGTAATGGACAACACAAAGTCTATTTTTGACCAAGATCCAGGCAAAGAATTAATGGTTCAAACCTTTACATTTGATGAATTACAAATAAACGCTTACGAATTCTTGCAAGAAATTTGCCGAACTTTTGGTTGGGTATTAATGCAAAAAAATGGGCGTTGGTTAATTCAGCGACCAATTGCTAGAAACATTGAGGGGACAATGGTTTACGTTCATAGCTATGTGAATGGATCAGTAATTGCAAGTTATCCAAACAATACAAGCGCAGCCATTACACAATGGACCAACGTTTTTATGGACGTGTCTCCAATTTTCCGAGGCGTTGTATATGGAAACGGAATTTTTGTGGCAACCGCTGGTCCTTTTCGTTCTTATTCATTTGACGGAATAACTTGGACACATCAAACCCCAGGTGGCTGGCAATGCGATCAAATAGTTTTTGCAAATGGCTTATTTGTTGGGGTTGGATATGCACTTGTGTCGGGAGTTCCTACGGCCTATGTTTTTACGTCAAGCGACGGATTAAATTGGACTAGCAGAACGCCAGCGGCGGCATTGTGGTGGCAAGCAATTACATACGGAAACGGCCTATATGTTGCGGTTGCACAAACTGGAACAGGAAACCGCGTAATGACCTCGCCTGACGGAATTAATTGGACAAGTAGAACAACGCCAATGGATGCAGATTTTCAAGGCGTAGCTTACGGTAATGGAGTTTTTGTTGCGGTAAGTACAAGCGGCGCTGGGGTAACTGGCGGAAACGTCATGACATCAATCGACGGCATTACTTGGACTCAACGAAATTTAGCTTGGACCACATTCACAGTATTTTTTGCCAATGGAAAATTTACGACAGGTTATCGTTATTCGGCTGACGGAATTACTTGGAGTACTGCTAATATTAATTTTAATCCTGAAGGCATTACTTACGGAAATGGATATTTTGTTGGAGTTTTAGAAACGGGAGCTAATCAAATTTATTATTCAACGGACGCAATTACTTGGACGGCAATAGCATGGTCTACGGTAAACCAATACCAATCAATAACCTTTGGAGAAAATACATTTGTTGCGGTTGCAAATACTGGCCCTAATAGGATAATGTTTAATTTTTTTGAAGTAATCCAAAGCGAAATAATTGGCGACCAAGACACGGCCAACACAACTTGGATTCCAGTTGGAGGGGACCAGCTTTTGCAATACCAAAGGCCAATTAAAAAGCTAACCGTTAAACAAGGCGGTTTGGGTCAGTCAATAATAACAAACGGCGAAAGCTTAAACGAGTCAAGTTGGTTTCTTGAGGGGCCTTACAAGCTTTACGATTGGACCATTACGCCTGATCCCGATACGCCAGTTATCCAAATTTTCCCAAATAATATTCCGTCTCAAACTGGGTACGACGACGAGCAAGGCGTTTCTTGGGATATTCGATTTATGGCCAATGGCGACGAGACCGACCAGCCAATTACATCAAAGCCAGTTTTCTTGGACTTTGCTGGATTAAGCTTGGACCTAGAGGTTGACATTAACTATTCGACCGCATCTAGCGGATTAGGTATTGCATTAAAACACGTTGATTCTACTGGGACCAGCAGATACTTGGGAACCGCAATTGTAGGCTCTTTAAATCTTTTGGCGTGGGACGCGGCTTACAATACTTTTGTTTTTTATTCAACTAGAGACGACGATACAAGAAAGTTTAAACTTTCAAGTTTTGTTTTGCCAACTGCTGGCTTTTTGTCTCTTGAGCTTAAATATTTTGGACTTACAGGCAGCGCGGTTGTAACGGCGGCAAAGATAATTCCAACGTTTGAAGGACGACGCAACCCAACCGAGGTAACAAAGATTTATGAGACGGCGCGCGATTATACAAGCCTTAGAGACGATACTTTGAGGTTTAGCGATCTAGCAATTACGGCCTCTAAAAACTGGCTTAAAATAGGCGATTTGCCAGCCATTGTATTTGTCGAAAAGTCTTTGGCTGCAACGCCTGGCATTATTCAGGTGCCAAGCGGAGCGGTTACTCAAGTAAACAGATTAACCGATACTTTAGGGTCCAATACTTTGGACTTTACTGGAGGCGTTATTAATGGCCAATACCAGCGCCAATATGTGGCGGCAGCTGGATTTACTATTGATTCAACTTTTGTTTTGGTAAATAGTTTGTCGGGAACAATTCCAACAGGAACGGAAGTTTTGCCAATTGTTACCACAATTTCAAGTCAACAAAGAAATTTAACGGTAACCTTTGACGATTACGATTATACAGAGGAGGCAAACGTACAAATTCAAGTCTTTTTAAAGGACTCAAATAGTAATGATTACCAGGTTTCAACCTTTCTTTTGCAAACAAACGCCAACGGGACCATTACTTATTCGCAAACAAACATATCTTTTGAAAACCAAGCGCTTTTAGGCGGCTATTCACCACGCTTGCGCGATTGTTACGCTCGTAATGTCTTGACTATTTACAACGCTTTAAGTTATCGTTTGGAGGGGTCATTTAGACGCAAGGGAGACACGTTTGGAAATGGTTATATAGGCACGCAACTAGTATATACTGGATTCTCAACCGTACGCTTGCAAGTTATTGGTTGGGAGTATGACTTGGCAAGTCGAGTGGCAAGAATTACCTTTGGACAAGTACCGACGGCGTACGTTTACCCAATAAATTAATATGGCAAATAGACGGTTTATAGATTTCCCAATTGCGGCAAGTGTTGGCGACAATGACATTGTTTTAATTTGGCAAGACGGTTTAAACAAACAGACGACAAAGGCAACGCTTTTGCAGGGCTCACCAAGTAGCTTGGCTGGATTAACCGACGTTGACATTGCAGCGCTTACCAATGGTCAGATTTTGCAATACAATTCCACAACTAGCAAATGGGAGAACGTAGATAGAACGGACATTAATTTGGCAGAGCTTGGCGACGTTACAATTGTGGCGCCAGCAAATGGACAGGTATTGGTTTACAATTCGTCAACTGGCAAATGGGAAAACTCTAGCGCTGGTTATGTCCCTTATACTGGCGCAGTTACTACGGTCAATCTTGGCGCACAATCCATTTTGGCTGGCTCATTTGTCAAGGCTGGCGGAACGTCCGCGCAATTTTTAAAAGCGGACGGATCAATTGACTCTAGCACCTACGGAACGGGTACCGTCACGTCGGTTGCGTTAACCATGCCATCGGCCTTTAGTGTTGCTGGAAGTCCAATCACAACGGCTGGAACTTTGGCCGTTACTGGCGCTGGAACGGTTGGCCAATACGTGCGAGGCGACGGCTCTTTGGCTGACTTTCCTGCAACTACTGGCGGAGGCTCTTCGGTAAGTTACTATTTAAATGGCTCGGTAAGCCAAGGCACAATTGGTGGAGTTGCTTATCGTGAAGTTAACAGAACGCCAATTTTTGGCGCTGGAACAGATATAACGACAAGCTCTAACGGATATATTGCCAATTTTATTACAGACGCTGGCGACCCGAATAAACTATTAATTCCAGCTGGTAATTGGAATCTAGAAACCTATTTTAGCGCATCAAGTAATGGAGGCTCGCCGTCTTTTTATGTCGAGCTTTACAAGTACAATGGCACGACCTTTACTTTAATTGCAACTAGCAGCTCAGCACCTGAATTGATTGCGTTTGGAACTAATTTAAACCCATATTATTCAACTTTAGCAGTTCCAGAAACAGTCCTAGCCTTAACAGATAGGCTGGCGTTAAGGTATTACGTTAACACTTCAGGGCGCACAATTACGCTGCATACAGAGGACAACCATTTATGCCAAGTTATTACCACGTTTACAACTGGTTTAACGGCTTTAAACGGACTTACTAGCCAAGTGCAATATTTAACGGTTGGGACTAGCGGAACAGACTTTGCAATTTCTAGCGCAAGCGATACTCATACGTTTAACCTACCAACGGCAAGCGCGACAAATCGAGGCGCTTTAAGCTCGGCGGATTGGACAACCTTTAACAATAAAACTTCCAACCTTGGAACGGTTACCTCTGTAGGCCTATCCTCGGCAACTAGCGGCGTCACTATTGGCTCAACTCCGATAACAACAAGCGGAACTATAACCTTAGCAATTGCAACGGCTAGCGGTTCTCAAAATGGCTTGTTATCTAGTACCGATTGGTCGACCTTTAACAATAAAGCATCAACGGCAGATTTGGCAAATTATTTACCTTTAACAGGTGGGACACTTTCAGGCAATCTGTTTTTTTCAGGAACCGCTGGTGTAGCAAATCCTCAATTTATAGCTTTATCTAAAAATGGGTCTAACACCCTTGGAGCAACTTCTTATATTTCATTGTTAAATGCGGCTGGAACTGATGGTATTTACGCACAATTAAGTGCATCAAATAATATTATATTCTTTGGCAGAACTAGTTCAGTTAATACTGGTATAGTGGCCACTATTGCTAGAGATGGAAGTTTAACAGGTGCTGCATTTTCGGGCACAAGCGGTACATTTACCAGTAGTGTTAACGCTACTCAGGGTAATTTTACTTCTGCTCCATCATTAGGAGGGCATCAAATTCAGGGAGTTAGTAATTCAGGTTCTAACACATCTTATGGAGGTTTATTACTTTTAAGCTCAACAGGTAAGGGCGCATATTTAACTTGTGGAGACAATAGCGTTACTACTTTTTATGGGGCACAAGCTAGTTTTATATCTTTGGGAGGAACTGCTGGAGTAGGAATTAAATTTAGAGTTGATGCAGATGATACCAAAGGCATAACAATACCAACAAGCGGCAACGTAGGCATCGGCACGGATAGTCCTACGGCTATAAGTACATTCACTACTTTAGAAATTAGAGGCGCAACGGGTGGGGGTATAAAAATTGGCAAAACGGCATTTGCTCAATTTAATATTCAACAAGATGGAACTGATGCATACTTAAATAATGTTGCCGATGGTCATATGTTTTTTTTAACAAATGATGCATATCGAGTAATGATTACTAATGGAGGAATTCTCAGACCATATTATGATAATACTAATAGTTT